GAACACGCCCGCGTCATCCGTGACATTGAAAAAGAAAAATTGTTGGCTTCAGTTGACGAAATAACCGGCGGCGAACTTGCGAACGTAAATAGTCGGCCTCAATTGATAGCCTACGCCAAAAAATACGGGTATATTTTAAAGAACACACAAAAAGAATATTTAGCCGAAGTACTAGAAGACAAAACTTTGCCCGAAAAGGTAAAGCAGATCGTCGAGATACGAACACAAACAAGCAAGACTTCCATTGCGAAATATGATTCGCTAGTCGGCATCGTCGACAAAGAAGACAGTCGCGCGCGTGGGTTGCTTCGTTTTCATGGCGCGTCAACGGGTAGGTGGAGCGGCAATCTATTTCAGCCGCAAAACCTCACCCGGCCGACGTTAAAAGACCCCGAAGGCGCGGTCGAGTTGTTCAAGTATGAAGACCCTGAATTGCTTGACATGACCTACGGGGCACCAATGGAAGTTCTTTCTTCTTGCGTTCGAAGCATGATACAAGCCGAAAAAGGCAAGCGGTTTTTGGTTTGTGACTTTGCAGCAATTGAAGCGCGCGTTTTGGCGTGGCTTTCCGGCCAACAAGACCTTGTTCAACTTTTCGCCGAAGGTGGTTTGGTGTATGAAAACCAAGCCGGCAAAATTTACGGCAAGCCAAGTGAAAAAATTCGCGGTGACGAACGCATGGTCGGAAAGGTTGCAATTTTAGCACTTGGCTATCAAGGCGCCGTCGGTGCGTTTCAACAAATGGCGAAAAACTACGGCGTGAAAGTTTCCGACGATTTTGCGTTGAAAGTTGTTCAGTCATGGCGCAAAGCAAATTCGAAAATTGTGAAGTTTTGGTATGACATCGACCGCGCCGCACAAAACGCCGTTTTAAACCCCGGCACGACTTACAAGTGCCGAATGATAAAATTTAGAGTTGCAAACGGTTTCTTGTTTTGTCGACTCCCTTCGGGCCGTTTAATTTCTTACTATAAGCCAACAATGCGCGAAGGAAAATTCGGCAAAGATCAAATTCATTTTTTAGGCACCAATTCAACAACCAAGCATTTCGGTCTAATGAACACTTACGGCGGCAAACTTGTCGAAAACATCACGCAAGCGGTTGCGCGTGACCTTATGGCCGCAAGTATGTTGAAAGTTGACCCGTTGGGCTATGAAATAGTTTTGACCGTTCACGATGAAATCATTGCCGAAGTTGACGAAGGCGTCGGCACCTTAGAAGAATTCAAAAAACTTATGTGCGAGTTGCCAACATGGGCCGAAGGTTTGCCCCTTGACGGCGACGGGTACGAAGCTAAAAGGTATAGAAAATAAAAGGTGAAAAATTATGTGTGAAGAAGACTTCGACATTTTAGAAAACTTTCTTGAAGCAAACGCCGACGACACCCCCTTCGGTTTTGGAAAGTACGCGAACAAAACGCCGCGCGAAATTCTATACAACGACCCCGGCTATATTGTTTGGGCGAAAGAAAACGTGAAGCGTTTCGAATGTTCAAAAGAAATATACAAGCAAGCCGTCGAAGACAGCTTTTCGCACACAATCGCCGAAGAACTTTGCTTTTTCGATTGTGAAGACGACATTTTTTCAATTTACTAAAACCAAAAAGAGGCAAGACCATGAACGACCAAAATGAAGGAACACTTGAACAAGTTGCAACCCAAAAAAGACCCGAACGAACGCTTGTGATTTATCACGCGAATTGTGCCGACGGCTTCACCGCCGCATGGGTTGTGCGAAAAGCACTTGGCGAAGAAAATTGCGAATTTTTCCCGGCGAACTATGACGACGAAGTCGTGCCCGACTATAAAGGCCGCAACGTGGTCATTGTTGATTTTTCCTATAAACGCGACGACATGTTGAAATTGATCGGTGACGCCGAAAGCGTTGTCATTTTAGATCATCACAAGACAGCCGAAGCCGACCTTGAAGGAATTTTTGAATTTTCAAATGTTGAAGGCAAGTTCGACATGAAAAGAAGCGGTGCAATGTTGGCTTGGCTTCATTACTTCCCGGACGAAGAACCGCCGTTGTTGATTAAAACGGTTCAAGACCGTGACTTGTATCAATTCAAGTATGAAGGAACGCACGCTTTCACCGCTTTGTTTAAAACTTTTTACTATGAATTTATAACTTGGGATTTTTTAGCGCACCACTTAGAACACCCGAAAACGGCGTTTGCACTTTTCGAACAAGGTGAAGCGGTTGAACGTTTTGAACAAAAACAAATCAATCAGCTTTCAGGCATAAACAAACGCGACCTTTTAATCGGCGGCCATATCGTACCGGCTTGCAACGTTCCGCATTCAATGGCGTCGGACGTAGGCAACATTTTAGCCAAGGGGCAAGCTTTTGCGGCGTGTTATTCCGACACCGAAAAGGGCCGAACATTTCAATTGCGTTCGGACAAAGACAACGAAGAAAGTGTTGACGTTTCGAAAATTGCCGAAGCATACGGCGGCGGGGGTCACAAAAACGCGGCCGGTTTTACGGTCCCGCACAACCGCGTCGGGCAATTTGAGCTTGTGAACAACACGGTTGACGAAGTGGCCGGCGACTAATTTTTAAACGGTAAAGGGCGCACCGTTTAAAAACGAGCCCCTAAAAATTGAGTGAAAAAATTATGAGTGAACAAGAAATAGAAAAGGAAATACAAGAAAAAGGCTTGAACGCGCCACGTTTGACGCCCGAAAAAATAGACAGCAAAATAAAAGACAAAGATTTTCATGTGTTTGAAAAAACTTGTTTGACTGTTTGTTGTTTAACTTTGCAAAACGGTTTCACCGTTACGGGTGAAAGTGCTTGTGCAAGCCCTGAAAACTTTGACGCCGAAATCGGCCAAAAAAGAGCCTTCGAAAACGCGCGTTCTAAAGTTTGGGCGCTTGAAGGTTATCTTTTAAAAGAAAGCTTGGCTTGCGACCCCGCATAGAAACACCACCCCCGTTTCGGCGGGGGTTCATTTTTAAAAGGTGAAACCATGAACGAAAATCAAACACCCTATGAAGACCCGTTGACGGCCATTGCCGCCGCGGAAACGTTGACAAAGCACCGCGGGAAAGCGCACCGGGTCGAAGCCACGGTCGACGCTTTCTTTGTCGTTGAAATAACAAAACCCCGCGTCGGTGTTATTTGCGAAGTCATATACCCGACCGAACTCGAAGAAAAAGAAGCTATTGAAAAAGGCCGTGTTCTTGCGCGGGGTTGGTTGTGCCCGGCTTGCGGTTTAGGTAACGCGCCAACAATGAAAGTTTGCAAGTGCTTGTCGTTTAAAAATGCGCCGAAACAATAATGCGCGAAAGTCATGTCGAAAAAGCCGTTGTCGCGTTCGCCGTGTTGCAAGGTTGGCTTTCGTACAAATGGAAGTCAGCGAACACGGCGGGGTTGCCCGACCGGTTGTTCTTCAAAAACGGCCGGGTGATAATGATAGAATTCAAAGCGCCGGGAAAATTACCGCGCAAAAAACAATTGCTAGTTCACGCACGACTTAAAAAACAAGGTTTTGAAGTTTATGTCATTGACAACATTGAAAAAGGAAAAAGACTGTTTGCCGACTAGCTTAGTTCATGGCTACCAATGGCGCGCCGCTGACTTTGTCGAAAAGGTTTTGAAGTGCGCGCTTTTTGTTGACATGGGCTTGGGCAAAACTTTGATTTCGTTGACGGCCCTTGCGCGATTGCTTGACAATTTTATGATCGACAAAACGTTGATTGTTGCGCCGTTGAATGTTGCGAATGATACTTGGCCGCACGAAATCCCAAAGTGGCAACACACAAAGCATTTGACTTGCGCACACATAACCGGCAACCCAAAACAACGCGCGAAAGCTTTGCAAAACGAATGCGAAATCGACGTGATTTCAATCACGAATTTAGTTTGGCTAGTAGATCACTACGGCAAAAAATGGCCGTATTCGACTTTAATCATTGACGAATCAAGCATGTTCAAAGACCGCACAACAAAACGTTTCAAAAAGTTGCGCCGTGTTGTTCAAAAATGCGTTCGTGTTGTTGAACTAACCGGCACGCCAACAAGCAACGGCTTGCTTGACCTTTGGCCGCAAATATACCTTTTAGACCAAGGCCAAAGATTAGGCAAAACTTTCAAAGCTTTCACCGACGAATTTTTTCACACGCATGACAAAGGCGACTATAAAACATACACGTTGAAGAAAGGCGCCGACGAAATAATATACAAAAGAATTGAAGACATTTGTTTGACGCTTGACGCGAAAGATTATCTTGAAATAAAAGAACCAATTCACATAGTTCGCAAAATACAATTGCCAAGAAAGCTTCGCGAAATGTATGCCGAACTAGAAAAAGAAATGGTTCTTGAATTAAACAAAGACCACGTTGAAGCCAACTTCGCCGCGGATTTGACGAACAAACTTTTGCAATTCTGCAATGGCGCGCCATACTTCGAAAACAAAAGCTATGAAGTCATTCACAATTTGAAACTTGACATTCTTGACGAAGTCATTGAAAGCATGAACGGCAAACCTTTGTTGATTGCTTATTCGTTTATTAGTGACCGCGAAAGAATTTTGAAAGCGTACCCCGAAGCGGTCCACTTTCAAAGCGGTCAAGGCATTCGCGAAAAATGGAACCGGGGCGAAATTCCGTTGCTAGTGTTACACCCGGCAAGCGCCGGTCACGGTTTAGACTTTCAAGACGGGGGTAACGTTTTGTTTTGGTTTGGCTTGACGCATTCACTTGAATTGTTTCAACAACTCAACGAAAGAATGGGACCGGTGCGGCAAAAACAAAGCGGGCATGACCGGCCGTCGATTTATTATGAAGTAGTCGTCGAAGACACGGTCGACGAAATGGTTTTGGAAAGGTTAGCAAGTAAAAACAAAACGCAACGAAGTCTTCTTGAAGCGTTGCGCGTAGATTTAAACAAAAGGGTGAAATTATGAGCATTGCGGAACAACTGAAAATTGCGGTCGTTAATAAAATACAAGCCGAAAAAATAAAGCGGGGCCTAGCCGAACCGCGAAAATTCAAATTGCCGAAAGACTGCAAAAAGTCAAAAATGCGAAACGCAAAATGTATTTGTGGAAGTGAAAAGAAATTCAAAAATTGCTGTTATGATCTTTGTGAATAGGGGTTTGAAATGAGCGTTGAAACTATACACGAAGAAGCATTCAATTTGCTTTGTGGGGATTTAATCGGCGAAGGTGAAAGCCGGCGCGTGTTTGAGTGTAAAATACGGCCCGATTTAGTGGTGAAGGTTGAAGAAGCTGACTTCAGAATTTTTGCGAATGTTATCGAACAAAAACTTTTCGACGACACAAAAGACATTCAAGCAATTTCGAAGTGGCTTGCGCCGTGTGAGTTTTTAAGCCCCGACGGTCGAATACTACTTCAAAGAAAATGCGACCCGGTGCCTTCAAGTTTTAAGTTGCCTGACAAGGTGCCTGAATTTTTGGGGGATTTGAAAAGGGAAAATTTCGGGGTGTTAGGAAAGAAGCTAGTGTGCGTTGACTACGGCATTTATTTTTCAACCATATCAACGAAACTTGTGAAGGCGGGTTGGTGAAATGAAAGAAGTTTTTGTCATGCCGGTCAAGTGGATTTCGCGCGAAGAAGCTGAAGAAATGTTCGGGCCTTCAACACCCCCCGCCGACGTTGCCGAAGAAATAGAAAAACCAAAACAACAAGCCAAAAGAAGAAAGCAAAAAAGAGTCGCCGAATATTTTTCAAAAAATTTTTCAGGTGTTTCAACGTTTCACAAATAGCCCGTAGGCTTTCACTGACAAATAGACGGCTTGACGTTCCCAAAGTGGGCAACCTTCAACGCGAAGGGCTTCACGAAGCCAAGCGGCGCTTTCTTTCCATGTCAAAAGCTTTGCGTTGCCAAACCTATCAGTGACTTTTATTGCCGGCCAAAATTCGCCCACAAGTGCGTCGTGTAACGCATAAGAATTTTTGTATTTTTCGGGTTTGATTAGTTTGCGAATTATTTTTATCTTTGGGATTGAACCGAAGTTCGTCAACGAATTCGCCGGCACCCGTGCGAACGGTCCTTTGTTCGGACCGTCTAAATAAAAAAGAAAGTCTTCGACATTCGCGTGCAAGTCGCCTTTCGGCAAATATTGAATGTCACGGGTGAAACTAGACAAAAGCTATTCCACAATTTCGTATTTCGGTTCGTGGTCTTCGACGGGCAAATGAATCGTGCTCAATATGCCGTCCCATTTCTTATTAACCGGTTTGGGCACGCCGTTCGCAAATTTTTCGGTGTTGCTACATTTAACACTATGTTCAGTAGAACGCCTATTCTGCCCCTCGAATAATAAACCTTGTGTAAATTTCACTTTTATTTTCATACCTTACACCACCTTTCGGCGTCCTCACCTAAAACGAAAGCAGAGCTTCCGAAGTTAAAAGTCACGTCTAGTTCGTCGCCCACGTTTTCACCCGCAACCGCGAAACCAAGCATGTTGACCGGGTTCGCGTTGTTATAAGCACCATTAACAGACAACGCGCCACTATTATCAACCGCGCCTTCGCCCGCTGCGAACCTTCCGACGCCACTGGCATCGAGATACGAAGCAAGGGTGTACGGAGCCGTCGCGGCGATGCTATTGCCTAACGGCGCGCCGTTTTGGGCGTCAATTAGTTCGCCGCCGTTAGAGTTCGGCAGATATTGAACCCCCGAAATCACATTCGGCGATTGAAAAAACACGTTGCCAAAGTAAGACGCTCCTGTGGTGGTGTCCTTAATCATGGTGCCTTCAATTTTGACTTCTTCGGTTAGTGTTTGGAAAGTTTCGGCGGCAAACACGGCCGCTTGAACGCCTGTATTGCCTAGTGAGGCAGTTTCAAGGGTCAAGTTGTCCGCACCCGTCAAGATCATAGTTTGATCGTTTGGCGGCGGCGGTTGGCTTATAGAAAAATTAACGGGGGCGCAAAAAATATCAACAAAAGGCGAACAGTACGTGCCTTGGGATTGTGGCAATTCAAATGCTGCGCTTCCCGTATTTAATTTATTGACGAATTTGTTTGAACCAAGTGTGCTGAAGTTGAAACCAAAATTTAGAACGTTAGCGGGGTTATAAAGGGGGTTGAAAGCTTCGGTAGCTTCGTTCGCTTGGTTGTCGTATATAACGACTTGACTGTTTTCAGCGTCAAGTTTGAACCCGTTTTTGTACCCCACGCCCATTGCTATGGGGCCGATAGGCACGCCGTTGTAAGCGTTTCTCAACTCGCCGCCGTTTAAGTTGGTAGCGTAAGCCCCGGCAATAAGTTCGCCTTGTGCGATGTCAGCAGCAAAAAAGGATTGGTCGAACGAAGAAACGTTGTCGATTTGCTCAACCACATTTTCAAAGCTAACTAGACCGTCAACCGTTTGCCAATTTTGTGTTGACTGATAGTTTGCAGACGCAAAACCCGCGGTATTCTCGAGCGTGACGGATTGCAATCCGCTGTTAAAAACCGCCGGTGTTGTCCATGTGTCGCCCTGATTTGTGTAAGATATCCATGTGCAGAACAAAGGAGGAACACCGCCCGAAACCGGGTTTTCAGTTCGCACCGGGTTCGCAATGACGCTTTTCCCCGTGACGCCAAGTACTGTCACTGGCTTAGCCACTGTTAGTAATCCCCGCCGCTTGCATTCACCGCGTAAAAAGTGCCGTTCATGCCGGCCGCAACAATTTGAAGTTCTTTAATGGCCGCCGCGCTTAGAATTGTGCGCTTCGGGTTGGCTAGGTTTAAAACGACGGGCGTGACGCCGTCGGGTTCGTACATAGGTTCGGGGGTTTTGCCGAGGCGCGGTACAAAATTGACCGTCAAAGTTCCCGCCGTCGCGTCGGTGTCAACGGTCCATTGATTGACCGAATTGCCTGAATTGTTCTTGATTGTTGCGGGGTCGTTCGGCGCTAACCTTGCGCCGATCTTGTCATATTCATTTTTAAACATTGGTTTTTTGCTCCTGTATATAAATTTTTATATTTCGTGCCGACCAAAAGCGACATAGTAAAAGTCGCCGCCGAAAGCAGTGTCTATTCTGTTCACTGTGAAACCCGTCGGCGAAACGGTTGTGACCGGGTAAATTTCAGCTTCGTTCGCGCCTATGCGCTGAAGCAATACAATCGGCACCGCGGCAAAAGGCAAAATGAAACTGAATGATTGCGCGGCGTCCGTGTTCGACGTTCTTCTATCACCTTGAACACGCAAATAGTTGGTGGGCGAACCTGAAGACACGGGCAAGTCGATTAAAAAGCCTTCATTGCCCGAAGCGTTGCCGTTGAAAGCATTCCAAGCAGCAAACAAACCCGCGTCGGAAATAGTGTTGAGAAGTTGCGTGCCCGTCATGTTGGCGCGGTCTAAATAAAACGAGGGGTCTTGTTCGTCTAAAGTGTCCGAATTGATCGCTTTGTTGACTTTTGCAGGGTTTAAAAGTTGGTATTTATCTAACGTGCTATCATAAAGCCAGTCGCAAAACGCGCCATTGCCCCAAGTGTCACCGATGTCAAGCGGCAAATTGTTGCCTTTGTAGGTTTGCTTCGCGTCAAACGCGCCAAGTTTTACCGTGACGCCGCTTGAATCATTTTCGTCGTGCGTCAAGTAGGTTCTGATAGGTTGCCCAAACAGTAAAGCGTCGGGGTTCACGGGCAAGTTTGCAACGATTGCGTTTCGTGTCGAAAGAACGTCGACGACAACCGCTTGCGGCATTTTCTGGTAAGCTTGGCCTAGTGTAAGGTATTGATTGTTTGCCGTCGCATTGGCTACATTAACGTGCTTGAAACCGTTCATGTCAATGTCGGAGGTGATTAAACCGGGCGAGTTGAAACCTTCAAGTGCGGGTTCATACACAATTTGTTCGCTGTTTTCTTCGGGTGCCGTATCAACGGCGAAAGAATATTCTTGCGCGTTCACGTATATGTTCGGCAAAACGCCTTGTTCGTCGGTTTGTTGCGGTTGTGGAATTTCCACGGTTCCGGCTTTGTTTGAAAATATCGGGATTCGATTCGCAACAACGCGAGGGTCGGTGTTAGGCAAGCCGAAGTATGCACGCGCACCAATTCGCACCGTGCCGTCAAAAATGTAGGTTCTGTTCGGGTCTAGCTGTCTGCTCATTTTAAAGCCCTATTTGTTCAAAAGTTCTTCGATTGTTTTGAAAGCGTTTTCTTCGTTTATGCCGCGAAGTTTTTCAACCCCTTCGACCGCTTTGTCGATTGTAGTTGAAACCGGTGCGTCGGCGAATCTTGCCGCCGTTTTTGCGCCTTGTACGAATTGGCCTTGAAGCGAAGTTCTTGCAACCGGACCGAAGACCGCGTCAAGTTCGTCGGCAAAAAGCACTTGCGCCAAAATGTCGTCGTCAAAAGTTGCGCCGTATTGGCGCGCGACGGTTTCAAGTTCGTTGATTGAATCAAGCAAGTTGACCCGGCCTTGCGCATTGCTTAATAAACGACGAAGCACCGTGCCGGCCGCTTTGTCAGCGTTGTCACCGGACAAGTCGATTTTTCGGCCCGCCGCGTCTTGCAAATTGTCGATTGCGTCGCGTGTTTCTGAATAAGTTGTGTTTACTCGATTGTATTCGTCGAACTTTTGGTCAAGTGACGCGTCAAGGTTTCGCCGAAGCTTTTTCAAAATTCGTTCGGTTTTGCCGGTCAAACCTTCGACCGTTTTGCCGTATGAAACTTGTTCGTCAATAAATCTTTTCAATTGGTGAACGGCAAAAGCGTCGGGGGTGCCGGAAAGGTTGACCATTCTTTCGACGACGTTTTTGACAACATTTTCGGCGCCTTTGCTTCCTTGAATGTCGGAACCAATAAAGTTCGGCGTTAAATCGTCGCCAATTTCAACGCCTATTCCTTGAAGGTCACCCACAAAAGTGTCAACGTCTTCACCGAATTCAACCGTTTGTCCTTTCAACTTTTCGGCTTCGATGTCGATTGATTTGCCCGCTTCGGCGTTTTTCTCGACAACGTGTTGAAATCGTTGTGTCAATGACTCCCCCGCAACGTCACTCGGTCTTTCAAGGGCCGCTTTTTTGGCGTCAGTTTTCCCGGCGCGCATTTTTTCAACCATTGAACGCATTTTTGTTTTGTCTAAGGTTGAACCGCCTTTAATCATTCCGATGATGCCTTCGTCAAAGCCTTGTTTTATAGCTTCAACGGCGACTTTGTCTTTGCGAACTTTAGGCGCGCCAACACGCAAAGTTTCGGTGAATGTCTCGACGGCATTGGCTTCAGGTTCGACAAGCAAGTCTTCTTCAACGTCGGCTTTCAAGCCTTCGTCACCGTCGACAAGGTCTTTGTTGAAATTTGCGTCGGCTTCAGCCAAGTCTTTTTTGTTTGGGTTGAATTCTTCAAAAATTGCGACTTCTTTGCCGGGTTCTTCAACCTTCGGCGCGCCGGCTTTTTTCGTGGGGTTTTTCAATTCAAATTTCGCGGTTCTTTTGTCGGCCACGCCTTTTTCGATTAAGCGGCCTATTTCTTGCTTGGCCTTGCTTTGCGTGGTGAAAATTTCTGAAGCTATGCCTTTCCCTTCCTCGGAAACTTGCCGACCAACTTTTGCCGCGGCGTTTCTCGCACTTTGGCGAAGTGGTCGTGTTTTAGTAAAAGCACCAAGGCCGGCCGCTTCAAGGATTAAGTCGGGCGCCATAAAAGCCGCCGTTGCTGCTAATGGGTTGCCAGTTTCTTCAAGTGTTCGGTCGCCTAAAGTTGCGCCGGCACCTTGTTTTTGAACGTTCGCGATTGTTTGGCCCGCTTGGTCAATACCTTCGCCGGCAACAATTTCACCAAGGCCGGCAATTCCCGAAACGGGAATGTTGAACTTGTCAATGACACCTTTCGCAAAGTCAGCGACTTCGCGCATTTGTTCTTTGCTTCTTGGGCTGTCCGGCGAAAACCCGTGCTTTGTTTGGAATTCTTGTATTGCTTGCGCGGCGCGTTCGGGGTCTTGCGAAAAAGCAAGTTGAAAAAGACCACTAAGGCCCGCACCAACGCCGACGCCTATGTTTCCGGCAAGATCGCCCGCGGTGTCTAAAGTCGCCGCACCGAAAGAAGTGTTGTCGGGGCGCACTTGTTCGCTACCAACAAAAACCCCTTGTTCGTCGAACATGTTCGGGTTTTTTAGAATTTGAGAGGCCGTGAAAGGTTCTTTTTTAACAACGGGCGATTTCAACTTTTCAGCGAACCGCGGGTCTTTTAATAAATCTACCATTATTGGGCCGCCTTTAATCTTTGCATTAAGTCTTCGCGCGTCAAGCCGGGGTTCGCCGCAAGCGTGTCAGAAATGTCTTGCTCGGTCACCCCTTCGGGCAATTTTTCGTCGTCAAATTCAAACTTGGCTTCAAGCAATGCTTCAAGTTCAAGCGCGTCTTCTTCAGCACCGGCTTTTCGCGCTTCACGAATGCCGCGTTTTATTGTGCGTTGCGCCAATTCTTTTGCGTTTTGCAAAAGTCTTCTGTTTGCTTCGGGGTTTGAACTTAGCCCGGCTTCGATTTCTTTTAAGCTATTTCCTTCCTCAGCCGTAAACGCCGCGCCAAAAGTGACCCGAAGTTGTTGAAGCACGGCTTTGCCTAACAAGTTCGACAATTCACCTTCGTCGGCGCTTTCAATCCCAAACATTTGTTTTGCGCGAATCTTGGCGTTGTTAAAACCACCCGTTGCCACGCTGTCAAGAAGTTCAAGCGACCTATTAAGCACGGGTATGCCTTCGCCAACTTGGTAGGCGTCGTCAATAGCACGTTGGCCCCTTCTTGCCGTTTCTTTTTCGACTTCAATGTCGCCCGCGGTGTCGGCAATGGCTTCTTGTTCGGCGCGCTTCTTAGCGCCGGCGGTTGCCGCTTCCCGTGCGGCGGCTTCGGCGGGTGTTTCACCTTCGGCCGATAAAATTTTGCCTTTGAAAGAACCTTCGCTTGTTGTGATCGCGCCCGTGTTAGGGTCAAACACGCCGGTGATTATTTTCGTGTTGCCTTTGTCGTCTTCGATCAAAAATGTTCGTGTTTTCTGAAAATTGGCTTTCGATTTTGAACTAACTGATTGCAAAGCAGCCAAACCGGCGTCGGCAATGGCTAAATCGGCCGAAAGTTCGCCTTGCATGGCGTCGAGTGTTGGCAATTGTGAAATGTTCAAAAGTTCTTCGGCGCCGTCCATATCGCCGGCGCCAAGGCGTTTTTGTGCTTCGGCCCGAATAGTTTTGCGCAAAGTGTCGGTGTTGGTTTCTTTCAACGCCATAGAATTGAACACTTTGTTTTTCGTCAAGCTTGTTGTCACGCCCGACAAAACACCCGCGTCGCGTGTCTTGCCTAGTTCAATGATACTTGTTGCCGCTTCACGGCCGCCGGGCAAAGCAATAAGACGGTTGAACGCTTCGGCGTCACCTTCAAGAATGCTTTCGGTGTCTTCAGCCAACACACGTTTGACCGCGTCTTCTTCACGAAGTTTTTCGAAACCTTCGCCGGTTTTCACCGCGTCTTTTATGACGCCGGTCGCCGATTGAAGCGGCGCAATTCCGGCGCCGACGTCAATACCGGCTAGATTTGCCGCGGGGTTTGATCGCTGAATTTGTACGGGTCTTAATGCCATTTTCTAGGGTCCTCAAATAGCCCGGTGTAGTCAATCGTCAACACTTTTTCATTCGCGCCGATGTCAATTTCGTGAACATATTCAGGCGCAATTTTTTGAACGTCTTGCGCTAATAGTCCGACGTCCATAAGAGGCAAGTCAAGTGCTAAAACTTCGGGTTTCCAATCCCATTGATAAAATGTGAAAGGCCCGTCGCGGCTGACTTCTTCAAGGTTCGTTTTCATTCTTTCGTCGGAAAACATACCAATAAGACCCGCAAGCGAGGCGATGTCCATTGCGCCCCCGCCCCCGCCGCCTAATATGCCGCCAAGTATATCTTGCCCGCCGCCTTGAATAGTTTGCAACGCTTGGCCGCCGAAAAGGTTCGTCAATCCTTGCGTTGATTGTGCGTCGAGTTGACCAAGCGCAAGGGCTTGATTCGCGTCAACCGCGCCTTGGCCCGTCAATATGTTTGCTTCGTTTGAAGCGCCCGAAAGGTCAATGCCGGCTAAACTTGAAGCCAAGTCGCCTTCGATGTCGCCTATTGCGCCGCCCCGGTTGACTTGAAGTTGCGCGATGTTTCCGATTGCGCCCAAGGCCGGGTTGCTTATGTTTCGATTGAAAAGTTTGTCAGAAAGCCCCAAAGCAAATTCAAGGGGTATTTCGGCCGCCGCTTCAGCCGCCGCACCACTTCGGCGCAATCCGGCCGAACTTAGCGCGGTGTTTGCGTCGGCTTGGCGTGCGTCGATAAGCCCCGCGAAAGGCCCGCTTGGGTCTAATATTTGGTTGAAAGTGTTGCCCATGCCTTCAAGGGTCAAACCTTGGCGAATGCCTTCGGGGTTGAATAAGTCGGCAATTTGCCCGAAGCTTGATATGCCTTCGTCGAAGCCCGTGTTGACCGCCCCCAAAACGGTGTCACGGCCTTCCATTAAACGTTTAATTGCTGAAGCGTCACCTTTTTGCAAAGCTTCAAGCGCGGCTTCAAGCGACTTTCGTTTGCTTCTTGACGCACTATTGATCGCGTCTTGTTGCGCCGAAATGCCGGTGATTGAATTGAACCCGCTTTTGATTGCTTTGACCGGGTTTAAATCTGAAAGTGAAAGGCCCATTTTTTAACTCGCTAAATCGTCAATGAATGTTTGAAAAGGGAATGTCGCGGCCCTTTTGTTTAGTATTGTTTCGCCTTCAAAGGGTACGTTGAAAAGACCCGCCGCCGTGGCCGCGTCTTGCATAAAAGTGTTTAATTGAAAACTTGCTTTGCCTTTTTCAAAAATGATTTCGTCTTCGTCGGGTACGTTTTCAAGTGAAAGTTCTTTTGCCACGTCTTGCAAAAATGTTGCAAATTGACGGGTTGCTTTGCCGTTTTTCGTGGCAATCGCTTCGCCGTGTTGCGGTTGGCTAAATATCGACAAGAACGCCTTCCGAAGAAATCCGAACCGGTGCCGCCGTTCGAAAACGCATACCCGCAAAACTTTCATAATCGCCCAAACCGCCGGGAAACTCCCAAGTGACTTGCTGAAGCACTTCACCGACTTCGCCTAAACCTTCATAGAACCTTTCGCCGTATGTTTGGCCGTCGTCACTCATTTCAAGGCCCACGGTGAATTCGGGGGTGATTTGCCCCGCAAGACCGTCAAGTTGTACGCTGTTTAGTGTGAAGTAGTCTTGACGCGCGCCTTTGACGTAAGTGTCAAAACCGAATTCAACGCGTTCGCCGAAATCGGTTGCCGCGTCGGAAAGTTTGCCGATTTGTGCGTTGTTTGCTTGGCCGGTGTAATATTGGCCGTAAGCGTGGGTAATGTACTTCGTGAACCAAGGCACAATTTCGGCGCCGTCAACAAGGGATTCGAGAAACACCCACCCAACACCATTGAAAGCCAAGGTTCGCCCCGGCAATCTGAAAGCGACCGCGTCGAGACCCTTCCATTGAAAACGGTTGCCAATACATGACTTTAAGTCTTCGATTGAGTATTCGTTTTCGTCGTTCAAAATTTCGTCGATTTCGGGGCTTGAAATGCGCGTCGCTTCACCCGAACCCATGACAAAAAAGCCGAAGCCTTCGTCTTTGTCTTTGCCTAAAAATGCAAAGCTGTTTTTATAAAAAACTTTGCCCGCCGTGTAACCGGTCCAAACCGAACCGCCTTCGATTCTTGCGAACGGAATTGTGCCCGTTCCCGTGAAGCGGAAAGGTTCGCAAGTTTCTTCGCCTAAAATGTACAACCTTTCGCGCAAGTTAATCACGCCGGTGTTGAAATCCGGTTGTGTTTCCGCGTCGAAAAAGCTAGCTGCTTGAATTGTGCCGGGGTCAAATTCGTCGCTAAAAAACGCCGGGCCGCCGTCTTCGGGAATGAACACCGAACGGCCTGAAATGTTGGCAACGTCAATACTTGTAATATAATTCGGGTCGGTTATTTCTTGAACCGTGGCGCCGTCGTAAAAATAGCCACGGTCACCTTTCACAACAATGACCAAGTTGACAAAATCGTCGTCCATTTCGGTTTCTTGGGTCGAAGTAATATCAATCGGCCCTAGTTCGGTGACAGTGGTGTCACGGTCGATTTGAATAAGTTTTTGTCCGCTAACTTGATAAAGAATATTTTTGAACTTGTGTTGGCCGCGACAATTTGCAACGCCTTCAGCAAACGAGTCAATGCCGGGTCGCGGCAATAGTTCGTCGCGCCCGGTGTTGAACATGTTGAAAAGACCTTCGTGTTTGCGCGGGAAGTCTTTCAACCCCGCCAAGCCTTTCGGGAATGTGACGCGTCGTTCGGTCATGTTAAAAAGTGCCGTCTAAAATCGACAACATTTCATTCGCAACGCTGTCATAAGTGTGCCCGGTTTTTAGTGGGTAACTTAGATTTTTAAAACCATTCGTTTCGAAGGGGGTGCCGGCTTTGCTTTGAATCCAATCTTTAATTGCGACAATGCCGTCGTGTTCTTCGTCTTCAAGCCCTTCAATATACATTCGGTTTAAGCGTTTGACCTTGGCTTTAACTTTCAAACCTTTTGTGATGTCGTCGACGTCAAGAACCGTATCTTTTGAAATTTGACTTAAATCGGCAAGCACAAGTTTTGCGTCGCCTAAGTTTTGCATTCGCATGAAAACAATTGATTCGGCCCTTTCGGCGCGTTCGGTTCGAACGGCTTGGGTCCAATTTCTATACTTGCCGGCTTCAATTAGCCAATACCGCGAATCGTCTTTGACTTCAAGCAAAAAAGCGTCTTCGGCAACAAGAAACAAGTGTGCGGCGATTGACTTTTCGGCGTCACTTAGCAACGCCCATTTTGCCGGGTCGGAAACGTCGGCGGGGGCTGCAATTTGCATCTTTGTGTATATTAAAGTTTTTAGTTTGCTTCGAAAGCAAAGTTTGTCGGTCCAACCCGGTGTCGAAATCGAAATGGCGTTTTGGCCTAGGGCATACACTTCTTCGATGTCGGTCACTTCGGTGTAGCCGGCCGGCGCGGGGTCCGCGTCTTGTAAAATTTTCACCGCCGGATAGATTTCGCCATTTTCTTTGTAAAGTCTCATATTTTAGCCTATTTGCGAAAATTGTCGCCAACGTTGTGAAGTATGGTCGTACCAAAACGAAGCCGTTTCGTTTACCCTTGTCGACCGGTCGTTGTTGTCACGTAGTAAAAGTCGATTTGCCGCCACGCTTCCCGCGTGGTTGTTTAAAAATACTATTCTGAACCCCGACGATGAAATGTCACAAATGTGAATAATTCTATTCACCCCGACCGGCGGCGCGACGAACCCGCTTATGTCTTGGTCAGCCCCCGTCACGTCTTGGCGAATCATGTTTGCCGTTGAAAAGCCGGCGGGGTTGTAATCGTCCGCTTGTGCGGCCAACGCCGGGGGCGTGATAATGCCGCCGGTAATTTGTTCAACACCGGTTTCGTTCGCTTTGTCATAAACGTCAAGTTTGATTTGTATTTCTTGACCCGATAGCGCAAGCGCGTCTTGTGTCTTGGCGTCGGCGTTCAACGTGACCGCGTCGTGCCTTGCGGCCGTGTTGGCGGCAACGTCGGCATTCGCCGAAACCGTGCTTTGAAAATCGGCAATGTCGGCGGCCACAAGAACAACAACGCCCGTTTTTCCGTTTACCGAAAGAACGTCGTCGGTGTTGTCTAACTTGTAATAATTACCCGCAAGCGAGTCGGACCAAACGGCAAGGTCTTTCACCTTCCAATTTGTTTGGCCGTTCAAGTTTGTGTTGCCCGCAACGCTTACAATATACGCTTCGCCTTGGTCTAGTGTTAAAGCAGACAAGTCGGGGGTGTTTGTGTTCGCGTCCCAAGACCCGATCACTTTTATACCACCTTGAACCGACGAAGGAATTTGCGAAATAGGTATGACGCCGCCGCCGTCTAAGGTGGCGACACCGTTCGCCGCGCCTTTTTCGGCCGTGGGTATGCGCAACAAAATGTCGGCGGTGTTTGCGGCAATGTTGCCCGCATTTGTCGAAATGTCAGCGTTGTTCGTGGCAATATTCGACGCGTTCGTTGAAATGTCGGCATTGTTGACAGCGATTGCCGCCGCATTTATTAAAATATTGTTCGCATTTGCGGCTATGTTGGCCGCATTTGCGTCGATGTTGCCTTGCAACACCGTGTCGGCCGCGTCAACATAGTCTTTGTTGGCTGCATCGTTACCCGCTACCGGGGCGACAATGCCCGAAATACGGCCGTTTATTGTCAAAGTTGCGGTGTTTTTATTCCAATTGAAATTCCCGTCGCCGGCAATCACGCCATTGTCGTTGAATTGCACGTTGAAGTTCGCACCCCCGGCGCCCGCAACCGGCACCGTGTAGTTGCCCGCATTATCAAGCCAAGCGTCACCAACACCGACCGCCGTCAAAGCGACACCGTTCACAAGTGTTGCGAAAACGTTGCCATTCACTGACAAGTTGCCGGTGTTATAGTCAAACGTCAAGTTTGACGAAGCACCGAAAGCGCCGCCTTCGTTGAACTGTATTTGCTTGTCGGTCCCGGCAACGATGTCGGTGCCAACTTGGGCCAAAATATAGGCGGCCAAAACTTCTTTTGTCACGCCGTAAGTGTTTAACGAACCAAAAGCACCAAAGGCAAATTGCCCGGCAATGTCGTCGATGTTGTCAACTTGTGATAGTAAAGCAATCTTTGTCATATTGTTATTGGTGACCCGCTTGAACCGTCAAGTGTTTCTTCTTCGGGATAAAATGCCGCGCCAATTGGTCGCGTTTTGTTTCCGCTTCCTATTGGCAAGCTATCCGGGTATTGATTCGCCGGCTTCGAACCGAATTGCGTCAAGATCACTTGACGACCGGCTTTTGCTTCTTTTCGAATTTCGGGGGTGACATTCGCCGTTTTGCGAATGTAAGGCGCAACTTTCACGGCCAAAATGTATTCAAGGGGCGTCGTGACTTGTGGCGGTTCATTTACTTCGTCACCGATCAAAGCGGGTATGTTGTTGCCCATTGCGACCGATTGCGAAGCATAGGTTTCAAGAATACCGACAAGTGCTTCAAAAGTGACTTGAAACGTTTCGCCTTTCGCCTTTTTTATAGGCGAATGCGCGCCGATGATATTCAACGCACGTTCGCAAAGTTTTCGCCCCGTCGACATATTTTATTCAAGCCCCAAGTCGTCGTCGTCGATTAAAGCTTGCACTTCAACAACTAGGTCGTCTTTTGTTTTGCGCAAGTCAAGATCAACGCCGAATTCTTCAAGCGTGTATTTTTCAAGCTGCTTTTTTGTCATGGCTTGGAGGTCAACGGCTTCTTCGTTTGAGTCGCCCTCAACTTCTTCTTCAACTTCTTCTTCAACTTCTTCTTCTTCAACTTCTTCTTCAACTTCTTCGCCTAAAACCGCCGCTTCTTCAGCCGCGTTGCGAACACGAACTTGTTCGCCTTCAACTTCAACCATTTTCGGGTATTCCGAAGGGCCTTTCGTTGCGTCACGCACAATTTCGTCGGCTTCGGCTTTGGGTGCCCAAGCTTCGCCATTTTTGGCGGCGTGTTCTTCTTCTTTGCAACGAACGATTTGTTGTTCGCCTTCAGAATTTTCAATTGCTTTCGGGTATTCCTTCGGCCCTTTGTCTTCGACCTTGGCTTTTGTTTCTTCAGCCGGGAAGGGTTCACCCTTTTTTATGCACTTTTCTTGCACTTCATTTTTCGCAAGAATGCCAACGCCTTCGGGGCTTTCAACCATTTTCGGGTATTCCTTAAACGAAGCGTTTCGATTCGCTTTTCGTGAGTCATTTCTAGCCACAGGTTGCACTCCTAAAATATAAATTTTGTTTAAAACTGTAAATTCTTTGTAAAAATAAAAAAGCACCCCCGAAAGGGCGCTTTTTTAACACACTACTAACTTGAAAACTTATTGATTTGCTAAACCAATACCCGCTTTCATGGGTTCTTTCATTGTCACGCCCCAAAAACCGGTCACCCGATATTGGTTTGTAAAGTCGCCGACGCTGCCTTCGTAAGCAATGACAAGTTGTACACCTGAATCGGTGTTGTCTGTCATTGTATTCACGCCCGCAAGACCTTCAACGGCTAGGTTCCCGACATTGATTGAGATATTGTCGTTTTCCCAAAACGCGTTCACTTTCGCGTCGCTTGTGTTGATAAAAGTCAACGCTTGAAGGTTAGCAATAGCCGTGTCAACGTTTGCATATTCTTCTTCGGGCAACGTTCCGCCGTCTAAGGCGACCGGGGCCGGTGAAATTTGCAATGTTGTGCCGTCAACCACTTCACGAATTGTAAAAGTTCGCAATTCGCCCGTGTCTTCTTTGTTTTGCAAAGACACTTCGTTCACGCCCGCGGTGAAACGGTCGCCCGCTTTCAAACCGGTTGTGTCGTTGACGATTAAGTCAAAGAAACGGTTGTCAACGTTTGAAGGCCGCCCTTGTGCGTTTAACACGCTAGCAACGGGAACGTGCGATTGTGCGCCCGTAGCCGTAACCGCGCCGCCGGGTGCCGCCGCTGTCAATAGTGGCGTGTAGCTTGTGCGGAAAATGTCGAAACCCGCTGACATGCTAACAAGCGATTTTTCATACGCACTTAACACTTTGTTGCCCATGTCGGAACGGTCCGCAAGGTTGCCCGCAACGGTTGTGTGATCGCCTAAGTTCAAAACTAAGGTTTTCATGCTTTCTTCGGGTAAGTCTTGACGCAATAACGCATTTTCATACGCCGCAACATCATTATAAGTAGTCAAAGCGCCCGCTTGTGTAACCGTTTGACCGGCTTCAAACAAGATCGTTTGAAAAACGTCGCGGTTTAAGCGTGCACTTAAAGCTTTGATTGCACTCTTGACTTTCTTCGTAACTTCCGACGGGTCGTTCAATTCTTGTGCGTTTAACGTAAACGGCACGTTCGGAATTGTGTCGATGTCGAAAGGTATCGAAAGTTCGGTCAACGTGCGACCAAGTTCCGAAGTAATGTCAAGACCGTCAACCGTTCTTGAGATCATTTCAGTGACGCGCCATTCGGTGAAAGCCGAACGAAACGATTGTTGCCCACCCGGACGGGTGCGGCTTGTTTGCTTTGCAACGATGTTGTCAGAATCGAAGCCTTTTACGCCGTCGCTAAATGCAACGGTCACTTCTTTAGGGAATTGTGAAGGCATAATGTTTCTCGCTTATTTAAAAAGGTTTAATTTTATTCGATTAGACCCTTTTCACGCATGAGAGAACGAACTTTCGTCAATTCTTTCATGTCGCCCTTGCCCGTTGAACAGTCTTCGACTAGCTTGTCATGCCGCCTTTTTAGGGCCGCGTCACTCACTGGCAAATTTCCGCCGCTTGGTATGTTTTCGGGGTCAAAATCGTCGTTTTGTTTTTGTTCAAACTTGGCCGCCCTTGCGGACAAACGCCCGATTGCCGCGGTTCCGCGCACGTTATCTTCTTTTAATATTGCAAGAAGCTTGTCGGCTTCGTCTTGATTACTGCCAAGCAAATGAAGAACTTCGTGTGCGTTGTCAGTAACTTTGATTATGCCTTCGACGATTGCGTCGCCTAGCCATTCCAAAGCGTTGGCTTCGGCTTGGTCATAGCCTTCAATGTTCGCATTTGTAGCTTTGACATAGTGTTCGTCAATAAGTGCTTGCGTGCGTGCATTGTTGCTTTCGATTGCTTGGTTTTCACGTTCTTGTTGAACGCCCGCTTGTACGCCTTTTTTCACTTCTTGCGCGCTTTGGCCTTGATAATACCGATTAAGGTCTTTTTCATAACCTTCGACATTGTCGCCGTAGTCCGCAAGCGTTGGTTTTGTAGCGGGTGCCGGGTTCAGCTTTTCTTTCAAGATTCGGTTTTCTTCGTCAAGGGCTTCTTTTTCCTTTCTTAAGCGTTCCGTTTCTTGTACTGCTTTGTCGGCTTTCTTGCCAAGCCTTCGTTGAATCGCTGCTTTTTTCTTTTCTTCAGCGATTTCGGCTTCGGTTTTTTGCGTTTTGGTTTGCTCACCGTTTCCGGTGGGGTTGTCTATTTTCGACATCGTATCTTTGCTCCTAGATAGCAGGGGAATGACCGTCAAACTCTCATATTTGCACTTATATGGAAGGAATTATTGTGTTTGCTTGGTCGGTAAGAAGACGAAGGGAGCTTGCAAACTTCACCCCGTCTTCAAGTTTTTTGGTTTGCAAGCCGGCAATCACTTCAGCCGTTTTGGCCTTGGTGTTTTCTGCTTGCGCACCTTTCAACGTCGCGTTGGCAACGTCCACAAGCGAAGCGGTTTGATTTTTCACCGCGTCGCTTTGTGACTTTTCAGCTTCAGCCAACAAATAGGCTTCTTGCGCGCTTGGTTCTTTCGGCGCACTCATTTGTTGAACCATTGCAATTTCTTCTTCGCTTTCAGGTTCTTCAATACCTAAAAGAATTTTTTGTTTTTTGTTGAACTTCTTGACGCTATCCATTCCCGGACCGTCAACGTTTTCAATCAGGCCGGCATATATAACGGCGTGGTAGGGTGAGTCGGTCGGGGTTGCAACAAGTATATCTTTCATTAAATCGGCCGTTTCCCGTCTTCGACTTGCAAAACTTGGGCCGGTTTCAACGATCACTTCGAAAGTTTTGCCGGTCACGTCGTTCAATTTGACGAATCGTTGTTGGCGACGATCAAGAACATATTCTTGCAACAACACCGACGTGTCGGTGCCGTCTTCAGCAACAAGCTTTTCGAAGCGTTGTTCGCTGTAAACATCGTCGGCCATGCCGTGATAGATTTTGCCAACGTTGACCATCATCGAAGCAATGTTGTCGAGCAACGTGTATGTTGTCATGTCGTCGATAACTTGCGCCGCGTTGATCGCCTTGCCGCTTGCGTCGGGGTTGGTGACTTCTTGCTTTTCTGAAGCTGAAGCGCCCTGAATGAATTGTGCGGCCCCTTGAAGCAACAACTGCGTGTTCGGGTCCACTTCGGCCGGTCTTGTGTATTGAATGTTTCTAGGGCTTATGGGTTCGCCGTCTTCGTCAACCGAATTCACTGTTTGGTAGTTATATTCGCCAAGGTGCGCTTTCGACCAACGGTCTTCTTTGCCCAAAATTTCGGCGTCGGTAAAAATTGGCACCGACTTCGTGCTTGTGGCCGCGTTTTCCGCATTCTTTGAAAAACCCATGTTGACAAGGCGTTGCGCGTCTTTGTTCTTTTCAACCATGCCGTACCAATATTCTTGACCGTCGACATAGCTTCGATAGCCATAGCAAGGCGCAATTGGTATGCGTTTGCCGGCAATTTTCTTCGGTTCTTCAAGATACCCGCCGCCATACATAACCGACTTTTCAATGGTTCGTTTCGAAATGCTTCGTTCGCTTTCTTTGGTGAAGCCAAGGTCGGAAAGTTCGCCTAGGTAGTCTTTCACTTCGTCTTTGAAATATGTTCGTTTTTCACCCGTCATTTTGTTGACATACTTGAACGCCATGCCTTTTTTGTTCACGACGCGATAATATTCTGCAACGTAAATCAAACTTTGCGTGTTCAAGTTGAAAATGCTTCGATTTTCGGGGGTGAAAGCTGAAGACATTTCGAAGCCGGGGTATTCTTCTTCGAATGCTTCTTGCGTGTAACTTGTAAGCACCGCGCACCAACGCGCGTCGCTTTTGTCTTCTTCTTTGGCTTGTGGGTCCCACACAACGGTGTTGTAAGCGTTGAAAATAGGTTTGAAGACAATTACTTGCCTTTTGTCTTCGGGGTCGTCTTCAACAAGATAGCGCGTTGAAAGACGCATTGCGCCAAGGCCGCCTTTCGACATTTCGTTGACAGCGTTGTCGGCACTTTGGTTGCCGTTGTCCCGGCGCCAATCGCGACGAAACAAACCGTTCAAAATGTCGGCGTCGTCTTCGCTTGTGATTTGATCGTCGGGCAAAAACTTCACCGAAAAACGACCGCTTCGCCATTCGCCGTTGAAAATGTTGACTTTGCGGCTCACCATGTCCATTTCCATGCGTGGACGGTTTGCGAATTGGCGCTTATAACCGTCTTCCCATTGGCCGCCGGTCACGTCAACGAATCGAATGCTTTCGTTTGACTTGTCACGTTGGTATTCGCTATGGCAAAAGGCCGTGATTTTTGAACTGACCTGTTGTGCCCCCCCCAAGAAGGAGAAATGCCAGCCGGCATTCACGTACTTCTTATAGCGCTGACGATTATCGCGCATCTCTTGCAGGTAGGAGGTGCTGTCCTGAGGGAAATGGCCTCTCCGGGCCACGACCGTGCCC